CAGCATTAGACTCAATACCAACTCCATTAAAAGAAGTTATATTTGCATTGTAATTACCTACAGCAAGAAAACTTAAATCTACACTATTTGTGTCAACTAGTTTACTGAATACCTGTACTGGCGGATTTGCTGTATCAGCTACATCTACCCTATATTGCCTTACTGGAAAATCAGTTGGTTCAGTCCAAGTTAAAGTCGGTCTATTGATTGATGAAGCATCTGTGTCTGTGAATACAATGCTACTTGCTTCAGGTGGATGTAAAGCACCTATGCTTGGTGGGTGGGTTATTATTTCTACTGGTTCTTGGGCTGGTACTTCCCATGTATAAACATCAAAGTATTCAATTAAGCTAACTGATACAAGTCCATTTGACTGTAGTTCTAATGCTTCTACTCTGCAAACCCTCCCATTAAAACTTAAAGGTAGATAAGTAAGACTAACAATATCACCAACATTAAGTTTATACATCTCAGGAGTTCCTAAGAACTGCATAGTGGTCTGATTTCTGCTTCTAGTTAAGATAGCTTTACCCATGTTATAAGCAATGTATGGGTCTGTTACATAAGGGAATTCAGCCTTGATTTCCAATACTTCACCATCATCTGAATAATACTCAGGTGATGCATCATGTAAAACTGTAGCTGTATCTAATTCATATTTCTTATTAGCGTTAAAGAACTCAATAACAACCTTGTTAGCCTTTTTATCTTTATTACCATAATCAACTGATATACCAGCATCAGCTATGATGTGGTCATCTGTGATGCTAAATGTAGATGTTCCTGTATCTTCTATCTGTAACTCATATTTGCCATCAATATAAAGAAAGATACCTCGCATATTTGCAAGAAGCTCTTTAGCGTTATCCATGACATTCTTATTGGTATCAATATAACCATTACAATGAAATCTCTTAACTTTAGCTCTAGCGTTTCCTGCTTCATTTGTATAACTATTTGCTAAAACGTCATCTATGTATAACCTGTTCTCTTGTACAGAATCATAGTATTGATATCTTGTAGAACCTGTAATACTTACAGGATTAGAAAATATACTTGCATCATTAGAATCTCTTATATCTATAACTTCATCTACTTTGTTTTGCCACCAGTCATCATTATCACCAATAACAATAAAGTCATTACCAGCAGTTCCACTCCAAGTTAAGTCTTGATAGGTGTCATTATAGTAGGGTTGATCTACTTCTACTTCACATGCAGTTGCAGCAGCACTTATAGTAGTCATGTTTATCTGTGATGTTGCTAAACCTTTACCATACTCATCATTTTGAATGTAATCTAAGAAACATAAGGCTGGGTTAGATGACCATTTAGTAGAGTTATCTCTTGGGTCAAAAACCTTTTTACCTTTAACTTGTACTGTAATTTGTGGAACGCCTTTATACATTCCTTTTTTATCGTAATCAAAAGAAGCTGCTATATAGCAGATACCATTTAACTTATGATTAGCAGTCCACTCAGTAGGTATAGATGCTCTAAGCATTGGGTCTGCTGTTTGTGAAGATGCACCATGATGCAAATTAAATACAAAAGAATATCTTTTTGTTGGGTCTGTTCCTAATGTACCTGCTTGTGAATATTGATTATCACCAACTTGAGATGCAGTATTTAAAGAACCATTACCTGAAGATATTTTATCTGAGCCTACATATCCACCACCTTTATAGATATTGCCATCAAGAATACTATTGCCATCTATCTCAATGGTTCTACCAAGTATCTCTTCACATTCACCAACTGATATTGCATAAACAACAAACAAGTCTCTTGATCTATTTTGTGCTGTGTCCATATAAACAATTTGAGCACCAACCCTTCTTGTTCCATATATGACTGGTATCTTGCCACCAGCAGCAGTTTTGTTAGCCATGATGTCTTGGCCTTTAGACATCATTTGCCTTGCTTGTAAGAATCCTTTTACACCTGTGATAGCGGTTACTGCCTGAAAAGCAAATTGTATTGGATTAGCTATTGCATATTTTATAATTGCTGTACCAATCGCCTTAAAAAAACTTAACATTTATGAACCCCACCTTACGTCTGATTTTACTTGTGTAGCAAATTCTAAACCTCTATCACCTGTATAAACTGATTTTTGAGATTCATCTGAATAATGCCTACCCTTTGTTAAATTCCAATTTGCCCAATGAGAAGCTACCGTCATTGCTAGTACAGAATTATCTATACTCTCAGATATAGATACACTTCTAATTTGCCCTGTAAAATAATTTATAGCACCTACTAAAGTTTCATTACTATTAAAGTAAGCTAAATATATTTCTACTGTTTTGTCTGTAAATGCACCGCTTTGAACTAAAGCCCTAACCTCATTTGTTACATTTGAAAAACCAAGATTTATTTCATCTATTTGTAATTGACCAGTTTCCACAACTGAGTCTACTGTTAGAAAAGAACCACCAGCTTCATAAGAGTTAGAATCATAAGTAACATCTGAATACCAGTCTGTTAATCTTATGGTTGTAGATAAACCTAATTCAACAAGGAACGCTGTTTTGGTTTCTGCTGCCGATACTTGTGTTTGTAAATCTGTTGATAAGCTTCTTGGCATTATATTATTACCTCTCTAACATCAAATGAAATGCTGTAAAAACCACTAGCATCTGTACTATACATAATATCATTATTTTCAAGATATACAGTAAAAGATGGCTTGTTTACAGTTACAGCTTCATTATTTGCTAGAGAGCTAACAAGATTTGGAGATATTTTTATAGTAGCAGCACCGCCTGATGCATTTTCATTTTCTTGCACCATGTATACTTTTGAATGATTTTCAAATTTAATTAGATCGCCAGCTTTAAGAACACCTGTAGTTGCTGAAAAGCCATCCATATTTACAGTCTCAGCACCTGCTGAATGTGCGGTGTTTACAAGTATGTCTGTTTCGTTTTTACTTGCACCTAAATTATCTAATGGTGCTTGTATTTCAAAATTGTTAATAGCACCTTTATGTTTTTGCAAGAAAGCAAATATCTCCTGTGCTTTCTCTTGTTGTAATGGTGGCATTTGAACCGTGAATGAAAAATACTGAGAACCTATTTGTCTTGCAGACTTTTTGCCTGATAAGGTTTGATTCAGTAATGTGGGTCTATTGTCTTGAAAACTTATTGACCTAAAGTTTGGGTCTGTAGGAAATGTCTCTATTGTCATTATACTATTCCCATTTTGCCCTGAGTATTCATAGCGTTGTTAATTATTTGTGTTATTAATCCTTTTCTTGATGTTAGCAACTGGTCAAATCCAGCAGCATCAACTGTCGATATGTTAAAGTTTACTGTAGCACCCATTCCTTGTCCTTTTGTGTGATCTATAACAGTTTCATTTGGATGTAGTATTGCTGGGAAGCCACCCTTACCATCTATACCACCTGCCCTAGCACCCATTCCTGTATAACCACCACCATCACCACTTGGTATTTTTTTTCCTATAACCATGGTTTCATTAATATCTTGTAATCCAAACTTATTTCCAAGTGTCAATGCCTTCGCTTCAGAGCCATCATCACCCAAAGACTCAAGAAAAGAGTCCATTCTTCCAGTAATTCCACTCACTAATTTTTTAACAACATAAACTTCTAACAACTCTCTTATAACAGCCTGAGTTACAGACATGGCCAAACTTTTAAATTCTAAAAACTTTTTATTAGTTATATCAAAGAAATCAACCCAAGCATTTGTTAATTTTCCCTCTACAGTTTCACCGAATGATTTTGTGATAGTTATGGCATCTTTTGTTTGTGCTATTATGTCCTCTATAGTAAAAGATGCTGATTCGTTTAAATCATTATCTATGGTTGCAGCTATCTTTTTAACATCTATAAGTTCTTGTATAGCATCTATCTGTTCTTGTATTTTATCTCTTGCTTTTGTTAAAGATTTTATTTCACCAGCAGTTGCTATTCTTCTATTTACCTCATCAAGATCGTTTTTTCTTCTTTTTAAAGAAGCTTCTAATTCTTCACTTGTTGTTCCAAATTCCCTGTTCTTTTTACTAGCTATATCCATAACTGCAACCATTGTTGCAAAAGCTGTTGCGACTGCTGTTATTGGATTTGCTAGCATTGCAACTCTTAATAAATTAAATGCACCTATCAATTTTGGAATTGCATTTATTGTAAGCAATGTTATTGCTGGTATTAATATTTCTTTAATATTTCTAGCAAAAAATGTTACAGCTCCAGCAATAATTCCAAAAGCATTGGTAGTTTTTTCTATATCACCAATCATAAACTGAAAACTGTTTCTTAAAGAAACCCCAGCTTGTCCTAATGTCATAGGCATGTCTGCTATGGTTTCATTAGTTTCCTCAACACCAGCTATTAATATAGGCAATACTTTTTCAGCAGTAAGTCCACCTTGATGTCCAAACTCTCTAAGCTCACCAACAGTCATATTTAGACCTTTGGCTAACATCTTGGTTAAAATTACATTGTTCTCCATTACAGAACGTAACTCATCACCTCTTAAAGCTCCCGAAGCTAAACCCTGTGCTAGCTGTCTAGCTGAGTTATTTGCTTCTTGAGTATGAGAACCAGCGATAATAAATGTATTAGCTACCATCTGTGTAGCAGCAGCTAGTTGATCTTGGGTAGTGCCTAAATGCTCTGTAGCTAGAGCAAGTCTTGTATATAGCATTGCTACTGAATCAAAGTCTGATCTTGATTCCATAGCAATTCTTTTCATGCTATCCATAGCGTGTGCTGTAGCGGTAGCACTACCAGTTAAGGCGTTCATTCTATTCTCTACACCAACCATTACGTTGGCTGCTTGAACTATCTCTCTAGTACCAAAGGCTGCTACTATAGTAGCACCAAGTCTAGTGACCTGATTATGAACGCTATTTATATCGCCTTTAAACTTCTTTAAAGCAGCTCCTGACTTGTTATTTGCTAACAAATCTATTTGATACTTCATTCCTTTACTGAGAGCCATTTTGTTCTTCCTTTATTTCAAGATAAGCCAGCCAACCTTGAAACTCCTCTACTGTCATCTCCTCAAGTTCAGCTAGAGTTTTGTTCAATTTTTCAGCTAAAGCATATTTAATAAATAGCTGCTTATCTTCAATTACTTTTTTTTAATTTGTTCCTGCGAAATATTATTCATCATTTCGCTTGATACTCTAATCAATACATCTCTGTCAACCTTCTCCAATAAGGCCTTTTTATCAGCGATAGTAAATAACTTTTCTCCAGTTTCATTTAATGCTTTATAAATTAAAGCATAAGCTAATAACTGGACTTCATCATCTTGAGCTAGTTTCATAAACTTAGAAGTCTCTGAAAGAGTCATTGGTTTACAATAAATCTTTAACGGACTATCTTCATCATCGCCCCATTCAGGGACTTCTATAATTTTAGTTTCTAAGCTGTCAAAATGTTTTTTCGCGTTATCTATTACTGACATATTATTACGCTGTCGCTAATGTAAGAGCAGATTTGCCTTGTACAGATATAGATGCTTCAACCATACCATCGAATGATGATGAAACACTTAAACCAGTAACAATAGCTGTGCCTGTATAATACTTATCTCCAGTATCAGCTCCTTCAACATAGAACTTTAAAGTAACTTCTGTGCTAGGCTGTAATGCTTGTTGTGCTGTGTCTGCTTCGTCCCAAAAAACATCTATGCTTCCTGAGAAAGAAGTTAAACTTGGTAGATAGTCTCTAAAACCATCACCCATAGTAGTTACCTCAATAGTATCAGAAGTTTCTTCAACAGAATAAGACTTAATTTCAGCTATTGCATCTGTTCCTACATGAACAGTACCTTCACTTCCTTTATGTATCGCCATTTTCTTTTACCTCGTCTTTCGACTTTTTCTTGGAAGAAGGTTTAATTTTGTCTTGCGACTGGATTGCTTCTTCCTTCCAACCCATATTCTTAAATGACTCAACTTTTGAAGGTTGAGCTATTACTGAATTTTTACCATTTGGACTAATTAGTTTCATAATTATCTCCTATTATACTGCCACATCAGGATTGGTTTCCTGAACATAGTAGTTTGTTAAAAAAGTTAGAGTTACATAACCTACTGGTTGCTCTCCATCTCCTGTGTATTCTATTTCTGTAGATTCAACATAAGTATCTTTTGCCAAACCACCTAGAGTTCTATCAGCAGAAATCGCTTCTTCAACTTCTTTGCTTATTGTATCAATAGTATCATCAAAGTTGCTAGTCGCTTTGCAATATGCTTCCACAACCACTGCTAGCTCTCTACTCATAACCCTATCAACACCTATAACTATAGGCTCAGATGATTCTGATTTTGTATAAATAACTAAAGAGGGAAGGGTATCTTCTTGTAGTGTATAGACCCTAGACTCATAAACATTAGAACCTGTTGTTGTTAGGCCATTTAATGTAGTGCCAAAGTATTCTCTGATCTGTTGTCTTACATGATTAGCCATTATTGAACCTCAAGTAGTAATGAGGTCATGCCCAAGTTGTCATGCTCGTAATTTATAACTTTATAAGTTGTTGATGGTTTTATTTGTGTGCCATCTAAATTTTTTATAGCTGGAGCAACAATAGTATCTCCAAAAGCTATGCTTGGTATATCAGTAGTCTTACTTTGTGCTACTGGTTGATACCCTTGAACTGGTAATCCTGCTGTATCAATATCTACATATTCTTGATTCAGGATGACGTTGATAGAAGAAGATGAACCACCTGTAGGTGTGTAGGTAACTTTAATACCATGACCATAGGTGGCATCTAAGTAGCCATCGAAATCTCTATCAAATTCCATTGGCATAATTACTTCTTGGCTCTCTTTTTAACAGGCTTTACTTCGGAAGTCTCTAAACCAACACTTCTTTCAGTTTTTTTAGGTTTTGGTTTTTCAACACAAACCTCTGCTTTTTGATAACCACATAAGGAATGACCTTCAACTTCATTAAGTTCTACTATATCTCCAGCATGAACTTTAGAACCACCAGCCATTGTATCTTGTAATATTTTATATTTTTTCATATTTAAGGTAGGGGTGTTTCCACCCCCATTCCATTTAAGCATCAGTTAATTAGTCTGAAGATTTGCAGAAAGATACTGCGTGTCTTACAGCTACATCAACAGTTTGAAGAGCAACAATTCTTACTCCACCTGATTTGCTTAGGCTGAAAGCATCTACAGTAATATCTAGTCCACCATACATACCAATTAATAAGTCTGCAAAGTTACCAAAGTAGAAGTCACCACTTGTTACTTGATTACTTCTGACAACATTATAGCCATTCATGCTATTGTCAGGAGAAACAACAAACTGAGCAGTACCAGTAGCCTTTTCAGTTGTTTTTAAAGTACCAAAGTCAGCAGGTCTACAGATGTAACCTAGAGAACCAGTTAAGGCGTTATCATTAGCAACAGCACTTTCCATGGCTACGATCTCAGCCCATGTTGGGTTAGCAGCAGCAAAAGTAGTAGTGTTAATACCTGAAGTATTAGCAATACCTGTTGGTTGACCACTTGAACCTGAACCAGCTAAAGCACCCAAGTCAATTGCAGTAGCGATTGATTTTGTTAGGTCATCTCTGATTAAGTTCTCAACATCTAATGAAGACTGTTGTAATAATAGTCTTGTTACATCAGTATGTGCACCAATTACTTTAGGAGACATAGTTACTGAACCTGAAGTGAATTCACTTTCAGCAGAATCTCCGCCTTCTGTTGCAATCCATCCAGCAGATGCACCAGCAGTTTTCTTAGGTATTACAACATTTCCTTGTAATCCTCTAAGCATAGTAGCACCAGCCTGCATTACTGATGACTCATTTCTAAGCACATCAATAAAGTCATTTCCTCTGTAATCTTCAGCTACTAGAGTTGAATCATCAGATGTGTTTAAGTCTCTTTTACCCCAGCTTCTTAGCACTTCAGCAGGAAGCATGATGCCTTGTGCATCTTTGCCATACTGTCTAGCAGCTTCAGCAGAACATTCAAATTCAAATGCTGCATCAGCTTGTGCTTTTCTGTCAGAAGGATTAGCCATAGCTCTAATTGCTTTAACTAGACTAAATT